TTATTACTAACGAGGTCGAGACATTGCATAATGTTACTGGTAGAGAGATCGAACCAAAAGAAGAACCAACTCTTTGGACAGTAGATCTTAATACAATATTTAAAAACATTCTATTTGAATGCACTGAGGATGAGCTAGAACAAAATGTTCAAGAGTTTGTTATTAGTGAATTGGAGAATTTAGATTGGACATACGAGAAAGCTGATATAAATGTCAGCAAAACAATGCTGACATCATGAGTGAAGAAAATAAAGAAACAAAACGAAAAGTCATAGTGTGGGATGTTGTGTTTGCTTTAGCAGATGAGAATGGTGATGTCGTATATGATTCTAAAGGGGAGGTAGAAGTCTACCGAAATAGAAACGCTCACGACAAGGGTGATTATGAATACCTTGCGGATGAACTTAAACCAGAGGATCTAGAGATCCATGATTACTGTTAGAAATAATCTTATGAAAAGAAAGCAACTAATGCAGTTTGCACGGATGGTGCAGACTGAAGATAAAACATGGCCGTTAGAACAATGGCTAGACGAGAACGTCCTTGCCGAAAAGGGAAGTGACATCACAAAGGTTGGAACGTGGGCGTACTATGCTCACAAGTTCCAACGCTTTTTAGATACAGACAGACCAGAGTTCTCCCTATTCACAGATGGTAACAAGAAGCTATCATTCAAAGCATGGTCTGTACTACCACTAGTTACCTGCCCTGGCGCAGGAGAGTGTGGTAAGTTCTGCTATTCCTTCAAGGCGTGGCGATACCCTGCTGCCTTCTTCAGGCAAGCACAGAACTTGTGGCTCTTGAGACATGCGACATCGACCATCGAGCATGAGTGGATGTACCTACCTAAAGACATAACTGTCAGGCTGTATGTAGATGGAGACATCCATGATATAAAGACACTAGCCTTCTGGTTCAAGATGTTAGAGCTACGACCAGACATCAAAGCTTACGGGTACAGTAAGAGTTGGGACGTGTTCTTAGACTGGCATGAGGTGGGTCAGCCATTCCCACCTAACTACAAGCTCAACCTATCAAGTGGTAGCAGATACAGCGAGGCCACTCGTAGACAGATGATGGAGTTACCATGTACCAGAGGTGACTTCATTGCAGTTACCATAGACAAGTTAGCTTCACAAGCAGGACACAAAGCCAGAGAGTACAAGAAGGCAGTGAGGAACGCAGTAGGCAAGCGAGTGTTTGTCTGTCCAGGCCAGTGTGATACATGCACACCACAAGGCCATGCGTGTGGGTTGGAATCATTTACCAACGTGCCGATAGCTATTGGCATACATTAAACAACAAACCAGAAAGTAAAATGAAAGTAAAATACATAACAAAAGAGTTCCTCAAGGACTTCAGAACACAACTCGACTATGCTCTTGAGGAGCTAGGAGAAAAAGAAGGAATCAAACTAACGGCAGGACGTTGTAGTTATTCTGATACCTTCTTCTCTATCAAGATAGAGGGGGCAGTTGAAGCAGAGAAGGGAGTAGCTACAACCAAAGATCAGATAGCATTCAAGGAAAATGCTGAGCTCTATGGTTTATCTCCTGATGATCTGTTCAAGACCTTTCGTACAGGTGGGTTCGGTGGGGATGCCTATGAAGTATGGGGACTTAGACCTAGATCTAAGAAGTATCCGATCTTAGCTAAGAAGGTAGGTACTGATAATGTCTACAAGTTTAAGGCAGCCATAGTTAAATGTTATCTACAAGTACAAGAGGCTGAAGTAAAATAAAAAAGAATTGACTATTCTAAATATTAATAATAAAATATATAAAAGTTATGCAAATAATTAGAAACATTTTCCCTAATGAAATCCCTATATTAGTGGATGCTATAAAGCATAACGATGATGACATGCTTCCCGACACAGTGCGGATGCATCCTCTTATTGAAGGAGATGATGGGGTCGTAAGGATAGGTGAGGCTATACCATTCTCAATGGATGAGCTGAAATCCGTCATGCCCTTCGATAAGTTTTTTAAACCAGAAGAAGAAGAACAATAAGATGAAACGAATGAGACTAATAAAGAAATCAGAAACAGAAAACTTAGTGGCAGCAGTAGCACAAGTATCCGAGTATCCAGTTGAAGAGCTCAAGAACAAAAGGTCTAAGGCTATACTGCCTTGGGTTAAGATAGGAATGTGGATAGCTAGAGAACATTGTGGTCATACATATGAAGAAGCAGCTGGCTTGTTCGGCAAACATTTCTCATCATGTTACGCTGCTGTTAAAGATGTTGAGCTAGAGCGTGACTATCATATGGTAGCAATAAGTAACGTGCTAGAAGTTAAGAAACAATTAGACAATGCTGAGGAAGGAGAACATATCCATGCTAGTTAAATTAATGCTAGGAGTAGTAGCTATATGCTACGTCTTATTCTTGATATGTGTCTGCCGTTTCATGGACATGTCTTCAAACAGAGAACGTAATAATGTCGACGATAATACAGATTAAAGAGGTTGAGTTCTATTCCTATAAAGCTGTAGCCATGCTCTACGATAGTGGACGTGAGCTATGGAAAGTTATAGGAGTGAACAAAGGAAAACCAAACACAACTCTTTTCGAAGGGGAGAACAAAGAGCTGGCTGATCAGTTCTTTAATGTGATTCTTTCCAACGATAAATAAACCCTAACAATAGAAAGCAAATAATGTGGATAATACCAAAGAATATATCCGACACCTATCCCTCTGTAGTGGTTACGAGGGAATCGGAAGTGGACTCAGAAGAGTTCTCCCTAATGTGCGAGAGATCGCTCATGTTGAAATCGAAGCCTACGCTATCGCCAACTTGGTTGCGAAGATGGAAGCGAACCAAATACATCCAGCACCTGTGTTCACGAACCTTAAAGAATTCCCATTCGGAAAGTTTCGTGGATGCGTTGACATCCTCACTGGTGGATTCCCCTGCCAGCCGTTCTCAACAGCAGGCAAGCGAGAAGGAACAGAAGACCCAAGACACCTGTTCCCCTACATCCTTGAAGGGATCAGAGAGTGTAGACCCAAGCTCATCTTCCTTGAGAACGTCGAAGGAATCATCAGCAGTAAGACAGCCGATGGAGAATCAGTTCTCAAGTATGTCCTTCGGAGCTTGGAGGAGTTGGGTTATAGAGCAGAGGCAGGAGTATTCTCAGCGAGTGAAGTGGGGGCACCCCACCAGAGGAAAAGGGTCTTCATCATGGCCTACTCCAACAGCGAGAGATGTGAAGGGTCCAAGTGGGCGAGCATACAAGGGGAAGCCAGAGAACCTAGCCGACATAGAGTTGGGGATAAACTGGCCGACAGCAAGGACATCGGACGCAGAAGGGGGGAGGATCAAGACGGAGATGACGGAGAAGGGGTTCAGAAGCAAGAGGAAGAAGAGCAACCAATGGTTTGGAGCGAAGCTAAGAGATGCAGTGGAGACGCACGAGAATTGGCCGACACCAACAGTAGCAGAGGGAGGAAAGATTGGGAACAATCCGAACTATGGGCAGTTGGGACTGAGCAACCACCCACAAGTACATGGGCACGAAGTCCAGAGGGAACCACTACACAAGGACAGGAAGGGCTTACCGAAAGCTGGCCGTCCAGACCCAGCCAAGAACAGTACAAGTGGGAAGAGCCAAGAGTCTTGCCCCAACAAACTCAACCCATCATGGGTGGAGCAGCTGATGGGACTCGAAGTGGGTTGGACTCAACTGCCAACAGAGTGGATCGCTTAAGGCTGTTAGGTAACGGTGTTGTGCCACAGGTTGCCGAACGAGCGTTCAGAGTATTAACTGCAAGACTAATCTGTTAGACCTATGCCTAGTAATCACATATCTAATCAGCCATACCATGAGTGGTTAGCTGAGACACACAAACATAAAAAGAAAGAAAGCAATATGACTAAAGAGTATGACCTCGAAGAGGACATCAGCCGTGCTATTGATATAGCTAATGAAATAAATATACACCAACTTGAATGTATCATCGCCAATTGGGAGGACAGGATAACTGTATTCAGCCCATTCAATTCAAGCCCCCAGCAACTTAGGATTGAGAACACTTGTATTAATGGTAGCAAGCTCCAGTTAAATGTCATACAGACAGACTGAGACATGCGACATGAACCATGAGTTATCGACAACGAACCACTGCATTCTTATCAAAGAAAGAAGGTAAGTGGGAGCTAACTAAATCAGACCTATCCGTAACCTTTACTACAAAGACAGCATCTGCTGCACGGCAATTTGCAAAGTCTTTGAGATGGAGAGTAAGCAGGCAGAGCGGATGGGATAAATAATAGAAAGTAATAATATGACAAAGCTAACAAAGAAAATAGTAAGAGAAGTAGAACTAAATGGTAAACAATACTACGTATCATTAGAGCCAGAAGGTGCAGAAGGTACCCCCGCAATCAAGTTCAAAGAGAAAGGTAGGCGTGGGACTAATGGAGAAACCCAAGCACCACTTGAACTTATACTAGACTCACTGAATAAGTGTGTTGAAAAGAAACAAGAGGAGCCTCAGCACCGTGTGTTTGAAGTACCTGAACCTGAGTTAGGGATAGGTGACATGGAGATACAACCAGCAGACTTAGAGATGTGGGCAAGGTGTGCAGACTCCAAGTTCAAAGACGCATGGGACAAGTACAAAACTATGACAGCTCAATCTGGAGTCACCATTCAGATATTGTGGAGACAAGAAGGTGCTGTTGAATTAGTCCACACTGAAACTAAATAATTATATTACACACATTGTGCTACCTGGTATGTGCCCTGCCCCCTACTCTGGGGGTGGGGTATAGCTAGCCTTGAGTCTGCCTTTAGCATCAGGTCTTATATAAATCTTATCTCTCTTAGACAACTCATCTTTAATTAGCTTACTCCGTTCTTTAACATCCTTATGTTCAGACGCACTTATCTGATCTTCTTTAGCTTCACTAAGATGAGGAAGTAAAATGTATCCATAATCAGAATATGACCTAAACCCTTCCTTACCAAGTATTGTTTCTATTCGCTCTTGAACATAGTCTTCTCCTAATCCCCACTTATTTATGTAAGTGTTCTGGTACTTTAGGGTTTCTTCTACAGCCTCAAGATAAAGGTCTTGGTAGCTAGATATTTTCTTTTTGATTCTATCAGCAGATAATTTACGGTCAAAACTCATGTCGCTAATTTGCGAGTCTGCCCTACGCTTAATTTTAAATGCAGTTCTGTAATGCCTATCTGCATATTCTGCATAGTCCACATTCTCTACTTTTGTAGGTAGCCCTTGAGCAAAAACTAATCCTTCAGGGTTTGAGAAGATTTCATTTATATCTTCAACCGTATACTGCACGTCTCTTTTGTTCTCTAAAGCAGCCTTCATTTTCTCGCCAAATGGAAATAAATTCTTAATAGTTGGAGGCATAAAAGCCTCGTTAAAAAGAAAAGCAAACCTATCTCGTGCATTTTCTAAAGGATCAGTGGCATAAGAAATAGGACCATACTCACCCTTATTATAGACGGCTTTCTGTAGACCCGATATAAATATTTGCCCGTCTAAAAATGGAGAACCTATTGTGCTTTCAAATGCTTTCCAGACTCCTCCTGACATATCACCATCTAAAGTTGACTCAACAAATCTAGCTACACCATCCCCATACATAGCATATGGGTTAATATAAGTTTGGTGCATCTTTAAAAGATCATCCCCAGTTCTAATATACTGATAGGAAAAGTGCTTGCCCCAAGCTGAAGCTCCTGCTCTAAGCGCATCATCTTCTTCATCATCAGGCGCTTCTTCACCCCAAATCTTTTCCCATACCATGCCAATAAGTTTTGAATATCCAAAGACTCTTCCTCCAGAAGATAACGCAATGTTAGTAGTCATGCCTGCTTGCCTAGCTCGACCTCTTCTCCTTAAGACAGGGTTCTTACTTCTTACATCTTTACGAGCTACTTTATATGTGTTAGCGATAATTCTAGGGATCTCTAATTTAAACCCAAGAAAGGGAGCAGCTAAAACCCCTATAGCACTTTGTTGAATAGCTTTTGTTATTGGGAATCTTTGACTATAAGATTGAGCCGTGTCTAATACTTTTCTTCCTGCTTCTTCTTTAAGTTTATCATCAGTCCATACTGTTTTATCCTTAAGCCCTAACTCATCCGTCAAGTTATGCTTCACTGCATAGTCTTGAGCTTTCTTCAGAGTCTTATACTCATGCCTAAACAGAGTGATCTTGTAGAAAGCATCAGCTGCAACAGATAAGTCTCTTAACTTCTTAGTTACTTTAAGGACTTGTTCCTCAGTAATTTCTTTGCCCTTTACAATAGTACCCCCTACCTTCTTAGCTGATCTCTTAATTAAACCACCCTCAACTTGTGTGCTTTGCCGTTTTGCTGGCACACTTAACTTGTTAAGCTCAGCATTGAAGTCACGCATTATTGTGCGTTCACTTATGTTACCTTCCAAAAGATCTCTGAACATGTTGGAAGTAAACTCATCGCCCAACACACCTATCTTTGTTAACAGCTTTCTTTCAGAATCATAAGATTTATCTATAAGATTTAACTCACGAGCCATTTCTTTAAAAGCGGATCCCGATCCTTTAAATGGAAGTAGTCCTTGTGAAGGCCCAAAGAATAATAGGTTTGATGTAATGTTCCTTATGTAGAAAGGTATGCTTCCCAAAGTTACTGCCCCTAAAGAGAGTCCTGTAAGAAACCTAAATGTCCCATCTAATACAGCTCTTATTCTCTCTAAATAGGGTTGATCAAACTTATTCCTATTACTAAACTCCTGTCTAAAATCTTCAACCATTCTTTCTGGAGCAAATAAAGGACCTTTATATTTACCATCGGAGTCTACAAAATCTAAAAGAGGATCGAAGCGACTCGCACCTTTTATATTTTTCCTATCAGGTGTTTTGTCTGGGTCTCTTACAGCTACATACTCCCCTCTCTTTAATTCCCCCTCTTTTATCCGCTCATCTACTTCTTCTCTAGTAAGAAGCCACCGCTGTTCTTTAGTACCTGACCTACCTAACGCAACAATCCCGTGTAAGAAAGCTTGTTGTGATGCAATGTTCCCTACATTTAAGAAGGTACGCATCAAATTAAAATCAGCTGTGTCCTCACCGTACTCACCCATAACAGCCCTAAGTTCTGGAGGTAGCTCTGCATCAGAAAGTTTTCTCCTGAAGGAATCAATTGGATCTGAGTTTACAATTTTTGAATTGCCAGTAGCATCTAAGTTAGATGTGCGGTCGAGTAGGAAAGATTTAAGTATTTCAGTAGGTAAGTTAGCGTTACCTGCAAGCGCTTCCTTAGCCATTTTCTCTGCCTCTTTTTGTTGTTCTTCTTTAGTTAAGCCCATCCACTCTTTACGCTCCGCCTGTAAAAGATCCTTTGCATATGTGCCTACAAATTCATCCTCAAAGTATTTAAGAGCAGCCTGTTTTTCTCCCTCATAGTTTGGGTCATTCATGATAGTATCAACCCAGCCCTCTTCAGAATGAATTCTGTAAGATCGGGTTAGATACAGACCCAGCTGATTATCAAAGTGCATCTTCAAGTCTTCATTGCCACCTAAGTATCCCATTATCTCTTTAGATAAGACATCAACTCTTTCACGCATAGCTTCAAGATGCTTAAGTAATCTTGGAGATACTTCTTCAAGATATTCTTTAGCAGCCTCTATCTCTTCTTGTATTTGCTCACGTTGTATTTGTTCCTCTTTGTTAAATTTTGCTGTCCTTTCAGCATCAATTTTAGCATAGAGCGACTCTTTAACTTCAGAAGGAGTATCTAAATTAACAATCTTCTTTTGCTCTGCGTCATACTCTTTCTCTATCTGATCTCGTTTCTCTTGTGGAATCACTATTCCTTTAGTAGATCCTACAGCTCTAGCCATATAAGCCAAAGGAGCATAGCTACGGCCACCAAAGTCCTCCTCAATAATTTCATCGAGCACCCTCTTATACTCTGTGATCTCAGTCCCTAAATACTTTTGATAAGTTCTTCTTAGTTCAACTATCCTCCTTAGTCTTGGGTCTAGTCTACCTTTAAACAAAGAACTCACAAACCCAGGAGCATTGTAAGTTCCTGCTTCAAATACAGGGAGCTCAACCAGTTCAACTACTCTAGAAGAATTAATATTACTCTTAGTTGTTTTAGCAGCAGATGCTTGTGGTGGGTTGAATCCATCAGAAGCTTTCTTAACTGAGTAAGTGCTAGTTGCCAATGCTCCAGGTATCTTAAAGAGTCTGCCAGAGACTTGATCCCATCGGTTGTCTGTCTCAGGAAATCTTAGAGAGGCATTAGAGCCACCACTCTGGTGCTTACCAGCCGTTACATCAATCCCTTCATCGCCTGTAAGTTTCTTTAAAAGAGATGGGCCTTGCTTATTATAAAATAAATCTTGACCAACATACCTACCCGTCGCTTCTTCAGTTCTATGATGATAGCCACCTGAATGGCCTTGCGTTAACATAGATGTTTCAGCATCAACCAACATGATATGACTTAAGCCTGCATCTCTAGCTTCAATCACGGCTTGCTGCAAAGCAATATCGTGTGCGTGTTTTGCTAATGGCTCATCAAAGTAAATAACTTCCACTCGTGGTATTGTACTTGGAGCAATAACGCCCGACTTAGTTTTTGAAGGTTTCCAAATCTTTAGTTTATCACTCCAAACTTGTTCAGATTTAGAACTAGTACCCTGATGCCTAAAACCTATAGCTCTGAAAGAAGGATTAACATATCTCTGGCCTTCAGAGTACCCATAACTCTCCATATGTTTTTTAAAATCAGCTAATGATTTATACTGATAACGTGAGTAGTTAGCTATCTGTTCATCGGATTTGTACTCATTTTCTATCT